TTTTTTTATTAGTAGCCGCAGTAGGAGGATCGGCAATACTGGCTGCATATGTCCCGATTTTATATTTAAACGTATTTGTCCCCGGAACGCCTTCTGTAACGGTAAATGCTCCATTATAAACGGTTTGCTCTACATTTGTTATATTTACTACTGTGCCAACAGTATAATCATGAGTTTTGTTTAATGTTACCGTTACTTTATTTCCTGAGACACTTAATGATGCATTAAATTCAGTTCCTTTAGCAATGGAAGGATTATCTTCCGTGACATCAAATAGATTTTGTTGAGTAAATATAGTTGTGTGTTGAGTAACTTGAGTATCATCAAACTTTAACCATTCTCCATCGCTGACTGAGTAAATTCCTCTTTTGTTTATAGACAATTGAGATATAGCATTAATATAGTCGCCAGCGAGTGGTTGATATGTCGCTATTGCGTTGGTTGGACTTTCTGGATCTAACCCAGTTGTGTCAGCAACGGTATATACAAATTGAGCGCCATCAACTGATACTGATACTATTTCCGAAGAAAGAGTATCATATCCGCTATCAGTTGCTCCTGATATTTTTATAGTAGACCCGCTTTTTAATCCATGGACACTTTTAGTTGTTGCTCTTACTGATGTCAGATTTTCTACAGCAAGCGATTCAATTTCAAATACAATAGTATTATTGAATTCTGCGGATATAGTTCCAGTAGCCGGTGTCACTGTGGGAGCAACGGTTGGTTCATATGTAAATGTGGTGCTATTTACGACATCTACTTCAAACGTACCATTATAATCAGTTTCGACCGCGCCCGAAATAGTTACCCTTACTCCAGTTTTTAACCTATGTTCACCGCTGCATATTGCCGTAGCAAGTCCGGTAGTATCCGAATAGGTTAATGTAGTAATTGTTGTGGTTATATTTAATTCAGTTCCTTCGAGTAATAAAGGATGTTCTACATTTGCTTTTACATAAGGACTTGCGTCAATATTTACTATATCATTTGATAAGTCAGTTCCTTTTACAATTTCTATGAAGCCATTTCGTTCGATTACATCAGAAGGTGCTACACGTGGACTAAAATGCCATTGTCTTTGATCATGCCCGTATTTAAGTTCTAATTGTTCAACTTGTTTTACATATAAATAAAGAGATAAATCATCATATCCAGCATTGAAATTGGGTTCTTCGTCATATGCCAATGACTTAGTTATATACATACCAAACATATAAGGATTTTTTGTTAGGTTAGATTTAGGTATAATGATATCATCCATTTTATTTTCATAAAAATCAGATAGTTTATCCGGAGGAGATGGATTGTGAGTTTTCGTATCCATCGAGTCGTCTTTTGGTTTAGAAACCACTATAGAATTTCTTAGCTTATATCTAATTCCATTATAGACAACAAAATCTCCTTTTTTATATTGAGGGGCGTATACATCGCCTACTCCATCATCCCACGTAACAGCAGTGCTATCAATATAACCGTTTGAATTAACCTCGGCTATCACTGCTCTGAAATCAATAATTTCATCAGTGATTTTTGCAATCATTCCTTTAGATACCAAATCCCCACTGTATTCTTTAAGTATTATCTGCCCATTAGATCCTGCACTTGCAATGTCAACTGATTTTATAACTCCTATGTCTTGGGTTTTATTTAGTTTAATAAAATCAATTGCTCCGGGATTTCTAATAAGTAATTCTACCGGTGTTAGTCCATTAATTGATAATATAACTGTGTTATCATCACTATCTATTTCCAAAATATTATAGGTTAATTCTTCTGTCAGTGGTTCAGGAAGTGATAAATTATCAGATTTGCGAAGTCTTACAGCATCGCCTACCTGTAATCCATTTAACGGATTTTCTCCACCATGTAACGTAATCTTATTAGTGGTAATATCAACGTCGTCTATACCATCGAAGTAAACATTTAACTTAACTATGTCAATTTTTCCAGTTCCCGTATCTGTGATTATAGCATCTTTTAATTTTATTCTATAAGTATTAGGAGCAGTATTGGCATCATACTCTATATCGACTATAGTATACACTTCGCCTTCGGTTAATTCATAATCTAATGTTATGGTGGTTCCAGTTGCTATAAATACAGTAGGAATGCTAATAGGTGTATATGTAAACGTAGTGTCGTCTACTTTAGTTATTGTCACCATTCCATTATATTGAGATTGATTTGCACCAGAAATATATACTCTAAATCCAGTGCGGAGTTCGTGGTTTTCGGGACATATGGCAGTAGCAAGTTTGGTAGAAGTGGAATATGTTAATGTTGTAATAGTTTTTGAAAATCCTGCTGGGTATGTTGCGGAACCACGTAAGGTAATTTTATCGTTTAATATAAAATTAAATGATGCTGGATCACTATACACTGTTATATAGTGGTCATTTACGTTAACGTCTGTAGCATTAAATGTATTATATTTTAACTCTTCTCTATCTTTTAGTCTTATTATTATATCATCAGGAGCAAATTCTGTAGTTCCCTCTAAATCCTTATAAGGAACTTTAAGGTAAAATCCATTATTGCTTTTTTTATTAACTATTTTGTAATATGCAAGGTTCAGAACATTAATATTTCCTGTGGTTACAATAGTTGTAGATGGGTTGTTAGTAGAATATTGAAATTCTACGGAACTTATTGCTTTAGAAACTACTTTATCATAATCATTATACTCTACAGTGTTTTGAATATTAAATATACTTCCTACATTTAATGTATGTGGTAATTTTGTTTTAATTGTAACCGTATTATTATTATCTCCGAGTATACTATATATTGGAATATCTGTATAATTTTCATGGTGTATGGGATCTACATAAATATTATTACCATCGCTATTTTTAAAATTATCCGGTGTATATTGAGTTAAATCTCTTGCATAGAATAATCCATTTCCTTGATTATATACATCAGGCCAGTTAAAATTTGCGCATACATTAGTAAAATCTATTGCGTATCTATATTTATATTCGCTTGGTATGTTATCAATGCTTTTATAATAATCAATTAAATATGGATTGCTGCCGTCCGTAGGTTCTACGATTTCAATACTTGGAATATCTTTTATATTATTAAGAGTTGCTGTAAAAAAAATTTCAAAATAAGTTGTATTACCAATTTGTTTTGCCTTTCTTGTATTTACCTTAGATACATCTGTTGGTTCGAATTGTATAATTCTTGGAGCTAGACCACCGTGTGTAGATATTGGTTTATTGGGTGTATTTAAAAATGGATCCTGTGATGTATTAAACGGATCGGGTGTTAGCGTTTTTACGTTCGACTTATTATATACATATGAACCACTATGTTCAGGATATTTAGTAAATTCTATATATACTCTACTTCCATCAGGAACGTTTTCCAGCGAAAATGTAATAATCGCTGGTGATAAAGTTTCTATAGTACCTGTATGTTCGAATATTCCAAGAAAATAATCATTAGATGTAACTGGTACAGAAACGGGTTTAGAAAGATACAATATGCTATTTTTTCTAAGTTCTGCCTCTTTTAATAATGTCGCTAATTTATTTAATTTTATACTTGTCGCGCCAACCCTGCTTTCGATATCTATTAATTTAAATTCAAATTTTTTTACTGTGGTTATATTTCTATATGCATTATTTATATAATCAGAAAATAATTGCAATAAAACTATTACATCGTTTTCTGATCTCAAGAATTCGGGAATTTGAGAAATAAAATCACGAAATCTGTAATTTCCGCCATCATTATAAATAATAGGATTAGCAGCCATTAAATTGTCCCAACCTTAACTATTATATTAGATGTACTAATATTAAATTGTACTATTTCGTTTTGATTAGAGTATTTAGATATGTTTCCATCTTCATCAATAAGTCTATTAGCAACCTTCTCCGCTAAAATATTTCTTATTAATTTTATATAATCTAATGTGTAAGTTTTGTAAAATGCTAATTTATTATCATTTCCGCTTTCTGCCATGTTTGTTATATTATCAGTATTTTTAAATGCAAGCACGCCCTCTTCAAAATACCATCCTCTCATAGATTCAAGTATTGCATACGTTTCTTTTGATTTGCTATATTTTCCGTTTGATCTTTGATCGCTGTAGAGTTTAAATAAAGAACTATATACCTCATTCATAGCAGTTGACCATACATAACCAGTGAATTCGTTTATGTCTTCTTCTGTTATATTTTTGTTATAAATATATGTATTATAATACTTGTTTATGGCATCGCGTATATATGTTTGGTTTCTGACTGTAAATGTTTGCGTATCGGGTGTATCAGATTGGTTATATGTATATTCTAAAGTTACGTCAAAGTCATCCGTAGTTAATGCGTTTTGATTTATAACTTGAGCCGTTCTTGCTCCCAACCAGTCTAAATCGTTTAAATTGAGATCTGAATATGAATTAGTTTTTGATTTAAAATGAAGATTTAAACCAGCTACCTCTGGCATTTTTTGAACTAATGATTCGATTTTTGATCTATATATAGGTTTAGAGAATTCTGTATATTCTTTCAGATAAGCATAAATAGTATTGATTATTTTAGTTTTTATATCACTATATACACCGCCTTCAAATAAAATTACGTCAATATCCATAGTCATATCATGGACAATTGGATGTATATATTGATGTTGCCCAGCACCAAGTGTTAAGTACCCTCTTCTATTTAATTGATCTAATATTATATCTAACTCAGAACCGGGAACTACAAAATCCTTTGGTTCTAAATTAGACGTAAATACTGTTTCTGGAATTAATGATACCGATATGGGTGGTTTAATATAATCTCTTATAAATTCATCAACGGTTATTTCTTTTTGTGTATTTTTATTTACGATGGTTATATCAATTAATCTATTTTTAATAGGCGTAATGTCAAATATATCGTCTGTACTAGATAATTTTGTATAATCATAGTCCCATATATATGTTAAGCCATTGACTTTATAACCATCAGGATAGTATTCAAATGGAGTAGCAACAAAATAATTTTCACCGGATTTCTTATATAAATCCTTTAATAATGTAAATCTTACAATATTTGCATACCGCATATCAAATTTACCATTTGGTTTTGTTCTGTTGAGCACGCTTTCACCAAAAGCATTCGCATATTTAATATTAGATATTTTGTTTAGATATAGAATATAACTATTTCTATTATGTAAAGAATCAAGCGAATTAAATATCTTGGGTGCATTTTTCTTTATTGATTCATTGCTTTCTATATTTAATCCATTACGAATATCAGTTGTCAAAGCAATGCTTAAATCAGATAATGTAATATCACTGTCGCTTCCATCTTTTTGGGTAATTAATATTGTTGTTCCTTGCGCTTCTATTTCTGTACCGGCAACATTTGATGTATTTCCCGCTGCTCCGCCAGTGGAAAAATACGTTAAATCAATTAATCCATAAGGGATTGCTGAAACGATTCCATCGCCAAATTCTAACATTGCACGGCCATCATTTGCCGTTACTATTCTCACCGTATAATTAGATGTTAAATTTGTATTTGAGTTGGATAAAAAGTTATCAATTTCATTTATATCAGATGGATCTATCGATGGATCATGCAAACCACGACGCGAAATTTTCCAATATATTTTATCTTCTAACCCCTCAATGGTCTGTGGATTGTCTATTAATGACGAGTCGCTTGACACAACAGTGAACCTATTAACTCGTTCATCCATTTTATCTGGTTCAATATAATTTGGATCGCCGTATCCAAACCAATCAGAAAAGTTAGCATCTGATATGATAAATTCTTGGTTTTGTGTTGCATCTGAGAAAAATTGTAATTTTTTGACAGTTCCTTCTGCTAACACGGGTCGTCCGCTTGTAACTGTCAATATTCCATTTTCAGAATTTGTATCATTTCTATCATATAATAACTCAACATCATCAATCACAGTCAATGTCTTACCAGCAACAGAAAATAACGTTCCCTTGGCTATATTTACTTTTACAGTAGAATATACACCTGTTCTTTTTAATGCTACACCAAATCCTGCTTTTGCTGGAACCGGACGACGAACACTATATCCTAAACTCCTAGCACCTACATGGATAGCTTCGCTACTGGTTGCTGTTTCAAGAAAAGAATCTCTAAAAGATGATTCTATCCATGCAGCATCTGTATCGCCATGTGCAGCGAACAGTTCCATTAATAACTGACCGTATGCAGATTTGCCCATGTCAGCTAACGGACCTATTTTAGCCTTCGTTATTGCCTGTAAATCCGCTAATATCTGGTCGCGGTTAATTTTTGCGTATCGTCTTTCGTTGGTTGCCATAGTATTTCTTTTAATTTATAAGTAGTTTATAATAAATTTCGATAGATTTCACAAAAATAAATCCTTTTAACTATATATTTCACGTATAAACTATAAATAAAGATACATTTTTTTAATATGGCAACAATAACTTTAAGTATAGGATACGACCTTCGCGCCACATCAAAGCCTATTCCAAATTTCAGTGTATTAGCTAATGTATCATCTCCCTTTTTCGAGGATGTTACCAAAGGAAACGTTGAACGCACCGTAAAAAGGTCTATAAATGAACCAGAATGGACTTTTCAGCATAATACTGGTATATCTACCTATTTCAAAAGACATAATGGATTTAAAGATCAAGAAAGACATGCCAGAATAACCCGTAACTTCGTTTTAAGACAAGGAACATTTGTCAAATATTACGCAACCGGATATAACCCAACCGCAGATACCATCTATCACGAAGATAATAATAGGACCATAGAAAGGGTTTTCGATGTCCCGTTTATACTCTCTTTTCAACCAGAAAATGAAATTTATAACAGATTTGGCATCCAACATATGGATGAATTTGAAAGCCATCTGCATATGTTACTCTTCTACGAACTAAATTATGCCAGTTTACGAAAACATGCCGTTGCTCCAGCATGCCCAGAAGACGAACATAATCCGGTATGGAGCCAACGAGGATACGAAGCATTTAGATATCATGGGTATACTTTTGAACAAATCGGCCCAAAAGCCGGTGATAAAATTAAAATAGAAGCATTTAATACGTTATATACAATCGAATCTATTAAAGACGCTTCTCCTGAGTATCAACACAGATGGAGAAAATATTGGTGGAAGGTATTTATGAGAGATTCATTTGATAAGGGAGAAACTGTTTCCGAAGATGTTCTTAATGATCCTGAACAACAAGGTTTTATTAATGATATACTTGGACAAACAGAAATTAACAAAGATACAGGAGCACCTATTGGATCTGGATATGCGTTCGATATATCCAATGCCGTTGATGAACTTAAAAAAGATGTATTATTTAGACCACCTGAAGTCGCTAAAGATGTAGAAGATATATCAGGTGACATAAACTTCTATCCAGATGGCGATAAATTCGGGCAGTGGTAATAAATATAAACTATAGATATATAGGTAGATTTAAAAAACATGAGACCTTTTTATTATGTACGCACCCAAGAAAAATGTGAAATTGCCCTTTTAGACATGTTCAACAACATTATTGTTAATAAATATGAAAATTTAAGTCGAACTAATGTTATAAAAACGCTACACGTCCCTATAGTAACCCACTACGACAAGAATTTTGCTAACTGGTATAGAAATAGTAACCATAAAAAACGCCCTCTACCACTGCCTATAGGCGGTCTACGCTATACAGGAAAATCCCAAAATACTTCAAATAGAACCCAAACAACATATTGCCGTAATATCTTTTCTCGTGCAACTGACCAATGGCTACAAGATATACAACCAACTCCATATATACTCAATTATGAATTACAATTCTTGATGGATAATAAGTCTGATTTTGGTCAAATTAATGAAAATATTACCCCTTATTTTAATATATTCAGAACATTAAGAATTAAAGAATGGGATTTTGCCCCAGATATAGAAAGAAAAATTCCTGTTGTTATAGAAAGTATATCAGATGAATTCGAAGATGAGTTAGACGCAGGACCAAAACCACGATTAATAAAAACTACTTATAAATTAAAATTAGAAGTTGACTGGTATAGACCAATGGAAATACCTGCCATTATTAAATATGCTGAATTAAACTTCGAAATAGGCGAATTTTTACATAAAACACAAATTTTAGTCTATCCAGACCCAATTGCGGAAGAAACAAAAAAGAAATGGGAAACATTAACACCATCAATAAAAACAGGATATTCTTTATTGACAACATGCGCAGGTACATGCATTAAAGAAGCAGATTTAGAAGGTAATATAACATGGGAAGATATAACTGTTCCCGATGCAATAAGACCCGTTCAGGTTCCTGATTTTAGACTATTGTCTCTCGATTTTGATGATGATACTGACGTAGCTACTGATGAAAGTGGATTCGGAAGAGATTTCGTGGCAGTAGATGATAGAACATTTATTCCTGACTTAGAACCCGGATCTGGACAAGAAGTAACTGATGGATATAAAGTCGAAGATACCGTTGTATGGGATAAAATATTTAACTGGTTTGGAACTAATAATGGCGAAAACGAGAACCCATTTACATTTTCTATAAAATTAAAATTTAATGACGACCCCCCTCAAGATACAATCTTCCAATATCTATCAAATGACGAAACCACAGATGCTAATGGAAATACTATACCAGCGGGAGAAGTGTTCTTCGATTGGGGATTAATGGATTCTAAATTATACTTCTCCTTTAAAACATACGGAAGTAAATCTTTATCATATACCTTTACTACCGAAAAACAATTAACGCTAAATAATACCGATATCTATAATTTTAGATTTGTACTATATGATAATGGACACGAAGGAATCTTTGGTTATGCTACCAATGATGGATCTACGATAGCATTATCTACAAAAAAAGAGTGAGCTACCAACCGACTAACGACGTGTAGGTTTTCTGCTCACTTTTTTATAAATTATAGGAAATATTAATCCAAATGCCGCACATATAGGATATGAAACAGGAGCATTTCCTCTATTTCAAGATCCATTTAGCAATCCTGATTTAAGTCCATATAGAGATTCTGACTACGATTCATTCAAAAATAGATTGGCTTAAAAAGCATTAATATAACATCTAAATCTAATTATAGGCATATATAAACTATAATAAAAGAATAGTATATATTTACATATGAATGGAGTAAAAAATGTTGTTGGTGGTGGCGGTGCGGTGGATGCCGATGGGTCTGCTATAATTTTGTACACTATAAAGGAATAAAAAATGGCAAACGAACCATCAGATGCAGGTAAAATTATAATAAGTACCCATGTGCATGATAAAGAATACGACTCTGATAAAATTCATTATCATGTCACTCGTGAGATAGAAGATATTGAAGATACAGACGGATTAGGAACATATAACATTAGTCCTATTGGGTTTCCTAAAGTTGATGTAAGTAGCACAATTTCTCAAATCCCAACTAGATTTACACCTAATTTCTATGTTTCTTATCATAATCAATTATCCGGAGAGACACCTGCATATACAGAATATAATAATAATATAGAAAATATAGTGGCTGGCGGATTACGATCATTTTCTATAGGCATAACTCTATCGGGAACAGGGACAATCGTAATAGCTACCACAATAGGCAGTAAACCGCATGGATATACAAACGGAAAAACAGTCACTATAGCGGGTGCTTCTCCATCTGGGTTTAATGGTGATCACATAATTACAGTAATTGATGCAAACACATTTAGATATTCTGCTGCGGCATTAGGAACTGCTACAGGAACCATAACATCCACTTATACATTAGTTACTGGCGATCTTATCAGAATTGCCGCACAAGATGACTTCAACATAGACAATGAAAACGGATGGTATAAAAATAATAAAGAAAGCATCAACATCAATGGAAACGGATGGTATAAAGCTAAAGAAGGACCATGGCAAAGAATATCTATAGATGTACAAGAAACAAAAATAATTAAGAGCAATACTACCGCTGATATACCAAATTTATTTGGTATTATACCGATTGTCCATACAGTTGTATCATTAATTGGAAATGGGACATTAGCTACATGTGTTACGAGAAATTTAAAGGATATAAACGGCGTTGATGTAGAACAAGGACATGGGTTAACAACCGGCGATAGCATAGTTATAGCGGGTGCGGTCCAATCAAATTTTAATGGTACTAAGGTAATCACCGTTGTTAATAAAACAACATTTACATATGTAAATAGTAATAATGAAACAGCAACCGGTACAATAACAGCGACATATACACCAGAAGTTAATGATTATATAAATGTAATACATCAAAACGGAGGTGAAGACGTAAATGGTATTTATATAGTAAAATCACAAATTTGGGAATTTTATGGACGATGCTATATATATGACGGAACCGAAAACGATAAAGTATTGGGTGGGAGTTATGGTACATATGATATTAGCGATCCTAAATATAGCGGAATTACTAAAACACAC